ATCACCACCGGCAAGGCGGACATGAAGTCCTTCGTCACGGCGATCCTGGCCGATTTCGCGATGATCGCCGCGCGCCGCTTCATCCTCGGGCCGCTGGCGCAGGGGCTCGGGAACGCGTTCGGCGGCGCGGCGGGCGGGCTGGTCGGTGCGGCCGTGATGCATGGCGGCGGGATGGTGGGCAGCGCCGGGGCGGGCCGCGCGGTCCCGGCCGGTGTCTTCGCGCACGCGCAGCGGTTCCACGGCGGCGGCTGGCCGGGTCTGAGGCCGGGCGAGGTGCCAATCATCGCCGAGCGCGGCGAGCGGGTTCTCAGCCGGGACGAGGTGCGGCGCGGCATGTCCGGTGGCGCGGGCGACGTGCACGTCCATTTCCACGGTGTGCGGGATGCCGAGAGCTTCCGGCAGAGCCGGGCGCAGATCGCGGCGGATCTGGGTCGCGCGGTCTCCGGGGCGCGGAGGAGCACGTGAGCGCGTTTCGCGAGGTGCGGTTTCCGACCGAGATCGCCAAGGGCGCGCGCGGCGGGCCGCGGCGGCGCACGCGCGTCGTCACGCTGGCCTCCGGGCACGAGGAGCGAAATGCCGCCTGGGCGAATTCGCGGCGCTATTACGACGTGTCCTATGGCTTGCGCTTCGGCGCCGATCTCGACCGTGTGGTGGCTTTCTTCGAGGCGATGAACGGCCGCCTGACCGGGTTCAGGTTCAAGGACTGGTCGGATTACCGCTCGGGCGCGCCGCTGGCGAATGTCTCGGCGACCGATCAGCTGCTGGGGCAGGGCAACGGGTCGGCGGTCGCGTTCCAGCTGCGCAAGGGCTACGCCGCCGGGGCGGACACCTGGTGGCGCGAGATCGCCAAGCCCGTGGCCGGCACGGTGGTCGTGGCGCTCGACGGGGTCGTGCAGGCGGGCGGCTGGAGCGTGGACACCGCGACCGGCGTCGTGACCTTCGACACCGCGCCGGGTGTCGGCGTGGACGTGACCGCCGGGTTCGAGTTCGACGTGCCGGTGCGCTTCGACAGCGATGAGTTGCCATTGGTGATGGACCTCGAGCATCTGGGGCGCATCTCGTCGATCCTGCTGGCGGAGATCCGGGTCTGATGCCGACGGTTCCGGCCGCGCTGCAGGCCCGTCTCGACGCGGGCGCGACGACGCTGGCCTGGTGCTGGCGGCTGACGCGCGCGGACGGGCAGGTCTTCGGCTTCACCGAGCACGACCGGCGGCTGAGCTTCGACGGGACCGACTTCGAGCCGGAGACGGGGCTGGAGCCGTCCGAGATCCGGCAGGGCAGCGACCTGGCCGTCGACGCGCAGGACGCGCAGGGCGTGCTGGACGACGCGCGCATTTCGGAGACCGACATCCTCGACGGGCGGTGGGACAACGCGGCGGTGGAGGCGTGGCTGGTGGACTGGTCCGATCCGGACCTGCGCGTGCTGATGCGGCGCGGCTCCATCGGGCGGGTCAGCCGCGGGCGCGCGGCCTTCGTGGCGGAGGTGCGGGGGCTTGCCCATGTGCTCGACCAGGGCGTCGGGCGGACGTTCCAGCATGGCTGCGATGCCGAGCTCGGCGACGCGCGCTGTGGCGTCGACCTCGACGCGGCGGCCAATCGCGGCACCGGGGCGGTGGTCGGGCTGACGCGGTCGCGCGCCTTCACGGCAAGCGGGCTTGACGCCTTCGCCTCCGGCCGGTTCGACCTCGGTTTCCTCGTCTGGTCCTCGGGCGCCAATGCCGGGCGGCGGGCCGAGGTGATCCGTCACATCGCCGAGCCCGGCGCGGTCAGTGTCGCGCTCCTCGAGGAGCCGGTGCGCCCGATTGCGCCCGGCGACGGGTTCGTGATCCGGGCGGGCTGTGACAAGACCGTGGTGATGTGCAACGAGAGGTTTTCCAACGTGGTGAATTTCCGCGGCTTTCCGCACATTCCGGGCAACGACGCCGTGATCCGCGTGCCGCGCCGCGGCGGGTATTCGGGGGGCGTTTTGTGAGGGCTTTCTGGACCGACGCGCATGGCCGGCGCATCGAGTGCTGGGCCTATGCCGAGTTCACCGGCGCGGACGGGCGGCAGATGGTCGTCGTGCAGCACTGGGACGGCGGGTATCACGTGCTCGAGCGCGAGGCGGTCACGCTGGCCTCGCTCGCGCGGGCCGGGGCGGGGGCGCGCTGATGCCGCGGGCGGCCGAGGTGATCGCCTGCGCCCGGTCGTGGCTCGGCACGCCCTATCACGACCAGGCCTCGCTCAAGGGCGTCGGGTGCGACTGCCTCGGGCTCGTGCGGGGCGTCTGGCGCGAGCTGGTCGGCCCGGAAGCGTGGGAGATCCCGCCCTATACCCGCGACTGGGGCGAGACCGGCGGGCGCGAGCATCTGCTCGAGGCCGGTCGCATCCACGCGCGGGCCGAGCCGGGCGTGCCGCGGCCGGGGGCGATCCTGCTGTTCCGGATGCGCGCGGGCGCCCCGGCGAAGCACGCGGGCATCCTCGTGACGCCCGGGCGTTTCGTGCATGCCCGCGAGCGGCTCGGCGTGATCGAGGAGGCGTTCAGCGATCCGTGGCGGCGGCGGCTGGTGGCGGCGTTCCGCTTTCCGCCCGTGGCGGGGCGCGGCTGATGGCGACGCTGGTGCTGGGCGCGGCGGGGCAGGCCCTTGGCGGCGCGCTTTTGCCGGCCGGGTTCTCGTTTCTCGGCCTCGGCGGCGCAGCGGTGGGCGGCCTCGTCGGCTCGACCGTGGGCACGGCGATCGACAGCTACCTGATCTCGTCCATGCAGCCCGACCAGCGCTTCGAGGGGCCGCGGCTGGATTCGACGCGGGTGACCTCGGCCACCGAGGGCATGGCGATCCCGTGGGTCGCGGGGCGGATGCGGATGGGCGGCAACGTCATCTGGGCCACCGATTTCCGCGAGGAGGTGCGCACCGAGGAGCAGGGCGGCGGCAAGGGCGGCGGGCCGCGCGTCACGACCACGGAATACGCCTATTCGGCCTCTTTCGCCGTGGCGATCTGCGAGGGCCCCGTCGAGGGGGTCGGGCGGATCTGGGCCGATGGCGACCTGCTGGATCCCAGCGACATCACCTGGCGCTGGTACAAGGGCGACGAGACGCAAGGTCCCGACCCGCTGATCGAGGCGCTGATGGGCGCAGGCAGCGCGCCGGCCTATCGCGGCACCGCCTACGCCGTCTTCGAGGATTTGGAGCTCGGGCAGTTCGGCAACCGCCTGCCGCAGCTGACCTTCGAGGTCTACCGCCCGCTCGACGAGCCCGGCACCGCCGAGAGCGAGCTGCGCGCGGTCTGCCTTCTGCCCTCGTCGGGCGAGTTCATCTACTCCACGCAGGTCGTCCGCAAGGGCGGCGAGGGTGCCACCGAGACCGAGAATGCCCACGCCACCAGCGGCAAGTCCGACTTCATCGAGGGGATGGAGCGGCTCCTGGCGACGGCGCCGCGCCTCGAGGCGGTCTCGCTGATCGTCTCGTGGTTCGGCGACGACCTGCGCGTCGGGCAATGCCTCGTGCGCCCCGGCGTGGAGTTCGAGGAAAAGGAGACCTCGCCGGTCGTCTGGAGCGTCAACGGCCTGGAGCGCGCGGACGGCTACGTGGTGTCGAAGGACGGCGAGGGCCGGCCGATCTACGGCGGCACCCCGGCGGATTTCTCCATCGTCGAGGCGATCCAGTGGTGCAAGGCGCGCGGGCTGCGCGTGACCTTCTACCCGTTCATCCTGATGGACGTGCCGGCGGGCAACGACCTGCCGAACCCCTATTCGGACAACGCGGGCGGCCTCGGGCAGTCGGCGTTCCCGTGGCGGGGTCGGATCACCTGTTCCCCGGCGCCAGGCTTCGCCGGAACCGTGGACAAGACCGCCACGGCCGCCGCCCAGGTTGCCGCTTTCTTCGGCGGCGCGGCCCCCGGCGATTTCAGCGTGTCCGGCACGCAGGTCAGCTTCACCGGCAGTCCGACCGACTGGGGCCTTCGGCGGATGATCCTGCACTACGCGCATCTCTGCGCGGCGGCGGGCGGCGTGGACAGCTTCCTGATCGGCACGGAGATGCGCGGGCTGACCACGATCCGCTCCAGCGCGACCGCCTACCCGGCGGTGACGCAGTTCGTGTCGCTCGCCGCGGACGTGAAGGGCATCGTGGGCGCGGGCACCGATGTCAGCTACGCCGCGGACTGGAGCGAATATTTCGGCCACCAGCCGCCGGACGGGACGGGGGACGCGTTCTTCCATCTCGACCCGCTCTGGGCCTCGCCGAATGTCGATTTCATCGGGATCGACAATTACATGCCGGTCTCCGACTGGCGCGACGGGCTCGATCATGCCGACGCGCTGGCGGGCTATGTCTCGATCTACGACCCGGCCTACCTGCGCGCGAATATCGAGGGCGGCGAGGGCTATGACTGGTTCTACGCCTCCGAGAGCGACCGCGCCGAGCAGATCCGCACGCCGATCACCGACGGCGCGGGCAAGCCCTGGGTCTACCGCTACAAGGACCTGCGCGCCTGGTGGTCGAACCAGCACTTCAACCGCCCCGGCGGCGTCGAGAGCGCGAC